CTAGTATACTTCTAAGTCATTATCACCATTGACCAATACGACAACTGTTCCGTACTCGTTGCCATTGGTACTAAAATTAAATGAAAATAAATCTGCTTCGCTAGGATTCACAGTGGGTTTTCCCATTGAATTCAAGCTCTTTGGATCAAAATCTCTAGTTACTAGCAAATCATATATCTGCTGTGATGCTGTGTTTTCTTGTGCCATGTACGTATTTATTAAAACATTGCCACAAACGGCATTGGTTCAATATTCTCCTCGCTAAAATCTGTTAGGTGTGAATCAAGTTCTTTGTGATAACTTGTAAGAACCTGGAGCATACGAATCGCTAGAAGCGTACTCATCACTAAATCGTCGGTTTCACCAGGCTTGCCTGCATAACTTGTGCCATGTGCAACAAAGTTCTTCAATTCACCAATCAAACTAGGCGAACTAATTGTCATCTTATTTGTTTCAACTAGTGTTTTTAACTTGGCACAGGCTGCAATTTTACTTTTGTTTGTAGTATTGAACCCTTTCCTATAGCGTTTTCCACTAGCACTTACAACTGTATTGTCGCTTAGGAAATACCCTTCGATGTTCTGCTCACCATACTGTTCAATACATAACAAGGCAGCTTCACCTATGCTGTTGTTTTCTACACTGTAATAAACACTTTGTGGTTCTTGTACTGTTTCGTTAATATGCTTTACTATTTCTACAAGTATACGTATCTGATCTGTGATTGGTGTTTTATTATGACGCCATTCTGCTATCTGGACTGTACTATTTGCTTCAAACACTTGTATTGCACTAGGATCACCACCTGTGCCTAAACTTGGATCAAGTGCCACAGTGTATATCCTGCCCTTCTGAGGCTTTTTGTACCAACGCACTTGTCCTGTTTTGTATAGCGGCTCACTGACTCCTTCAAGGTCAATAAGTTTCGTTGGAGATATAAGCGTTTCATCTGAGATTATAAATTCACAGTCCATCTCACGACGGAAACGTTCAACACCTAATATGTTGCGTTGCTCTTCTGCCCAGTCATCATCTCTGTCTGGATGCTCTCGCCAAAATGCTCTGTAGGCTTTGAAGCCATTGATGCCTAGTTCTTTTTGATTGCCAAACTCGTCTTCAGTTTTGTTTGCGCCTTTCCATATAAATGCAAACTGATCTTCATCACTGTTTGGAGTGCTTGTAATGATAGCACCACCACCTGTTGATAAGGTAGGTGATATACTTGTCCAGAATTCTCTTGCTATTGTGGGTCGCACAAATGCAAACTCATCACAGTACAACAGAGTTATACTCATACCTCTTCCTGTGTTTTCAGTTGTCGTTTGTGCAACTATTCGTGATCCATTGTCAAATTCTATTGAACCTTTGTTGTAACTTGTTGCACCAGCACGTATGTGATCTGGACAGGCTTCGTAACTATAACGCACACGTTGCATGATCTCTTGGGCACCTGCATACTTGTGTGCCGCAACCAATATCGTACTATCAGGTTTGAACATTGCATACCATAACAGATATCCGGCTGCACTAGTACTCTTGCCTGTTTGTCGTGGCATCATTGATATACTAAACCTATAGTTGTGGTATGTGCTTATTAGTCTTTCTTGAAATTCCCAAGGATCATACTGCATCTTACCTTGTATTGGATGTTGTATATAGAAAAAGTTACGTAGGAAATACTCAGGACCTGTCTCAGGGTCAGCACATTTTACAAACTCCTGCAGTTGGTCGTCTGTGAATTCTTGTTTTTTGTAAGGGCTTTTTACTAATACCCCATCTTCTTCTCTTGCTACCATGCTATTACTTATAGTGCTTTCTCTATCTCAGGCCATAATTTAGCAAACTGCCCTTTTTGGTCTGGATGCCATTTATTTTCAATGTCCTTGGTGAATTCTAAAAATTGTTTGCTTTGGTTGTCGTCTCTGGATTCAAACTGTAGTAGTTGGTTTTCAGCCCATTCTGCTTCTGCAGGACGCAAATCAAATTTATCTCTATAGCGTTTTAGCTCGGCTACTGCAAGTTCTTTGATTGCTCTGTTATGTTTATGTGGGTTCAGATGATCTCCCCAAACGTGTTGCCATGTAATAGTAATTTTTTTATCTTCAGCATACTGTTTCAGCTCACATAGTCTTGTACAATTATAAATTGTATACACTGCCTGTATACCGCCGTGTTGTTGACTGTTTTGCATACGTTCTGATACTGTGGTTACATTTTTATCTAGTTGTTGCCAAGAACTTCCCCATCTTACATACTCAAATCTATCTTGAATATTATCAAAGCTCATGCTCCAGCCAACACGGGACCGCTTTAGTAGTTTCTTTGGCACAGGCATTTTATCAAAGTCGGAAGTCATATTTGTGATAACAGTAATCAACACATCATCAGGCAATATATCTAATAGTCGATCATTTTCTTTCATCATCAATGGTTCCCCGCCGACCATTGCAACTTCCTTTACACTGTCTTTATGGTGTGTGATATAATCAATTATCTTTTCATAATCGGTATTAATTGTTTGGTTAAACGGTTCGCCTATTATGCTTGCCCATTTGGTACTAAAATAACTATCACAATATGTGCATGCAAGATTACAGGTATTGTTCCATCTTACATCAATGAGTGCTGGCTTGTGGTCGTCTAGTTCGGCCGTTGTACAATCAAAATCTGGACTTATATTGTTATGCCATTCCCTTTCGCTCGCAAATCCAGCATTTTCGTTGTCAATACAATTAAAACAGTATTTTGGATGAAGTATGCCTTTCTTGATGCTAGACCGTACTTCTTTAATTGCTTCACCTTGCAGTACTGATTCAATCGAGCCTGTATGATTCTTTCCTAAAACTATTGGATGACCTGAACAACATGTTTGCACTTGTCCTTCAAAATTTAAATGTAATCCACGCCAAGGACTAGCACAATATTTCTTTTCAGCAGTCATGCAAGTACTTATTGAGGCTTTGGGTTGTGGTTCTTAATTGTTTGGTTTGATGATGTTTGTTTATATTCTTCTGGAAGAGGAGCAACTAGAGGCTTTGGTTTTGGCTGAGGTTTTCCTAGCCCGCCAAAATTAATTGCAGTGATCATTCTACAATGCCGTCTTCTAGTAGTTTTACTCTATTTGCAAGATGAGCTTTTTGTACGTCGTCTTTGTTCTGTCCGTGATAAGGTACTGCGTGTCCTTCGCTTATCAATATACTTGTTAGCAGTTTCCAACTGTCTGTGTCACTATCATACACATTAAAATCACCTAGTATACGTCCAAACTTGCCTTTCATATCTTCGCCGCTTTTGTTTATTTGTGTTTTGAGTACACAAGTCTTACCAAGTAGTTGTTTTACTCTTGCTTTAGCGGCTAAGCCAAACTTTTTCTCTTCAAGATCTCTTGTGCGTGATTCTGGTGTATCAATGCCTGCAATACGTACTCGTTCGTCTCTAAGTACCACATTGAATCCTAAGTCAATGTCAACATCAACAGTATCACCGTCTACTATTTTTACGATTGTTGCACGATACTCGTACATTATCTTGGGTAGCCTTTAAATGCTACAACTGGCGATTCTGTGTTTACGCCGTCTAGTTCTTGACTACCTTTGGCTGAATGACGTTTTTTTGCAGTAAGTCCTATTGACTTGAAAGCGTCTTGTGCAAGTTTTTCTTCTTCGTCTGTATATGTTCCTATGAATCCGTCACCTGCTAACCATGATGCGTTATCCATATCATGTTCGGCGTTGCCATCTGCATCCATTGAAGCCATTGCCATACTCGCACGGTATAAGTCGTAGTATCCGTTGTTAGCCAAACTACCAGGAGAAGCTTTTTCAACAGTGTGCGGCATAGAACCTTGAGTAAGATTAGTTCCCCTACGCTCGGATATGAACTCTTTAGATCTCATTAGCCGTAAACACCTGCGTTTGCACTTGATGCAGTACCAATTTCAGTACATGAACCGTTAGCACCAGCAATAGTAACTTCGTTACCAACACCAACATACAGATCCACTGAACTATTTGCTGGTATCACCAATGGAACACTGGTTGTTACTGTGCCGTTGTTGTATAAAAAGTCATCGGAATCGCTAGTTGGTTTACCTGCTAGTGCAACTTGAAATGTTACTGCGTTTACACCTGTGGTTACTCGTGCTTTATCTGTTGTCCATACTGTGTCGGATATTGCGCCTGCGTATGATGTTATTGCCATTGTTTAGTTCCTTTTATTACCACTTGCGACATGACCAATAACGTGCTTTTGTCTTTGGTCCTGGATTGTCACAGTTGTGTCTAGCTCTAAAACTCTTACGTGCTTTAGGATTGTTTTTTCTAATCTTCATTGCTTTGCCCTTGACGCTACTTCCGCCATGACCAAAGTTAACTTTTTTTACGTTGCCTGTTTTTGGATCTTTCACATATACTTTAAACTTTTTGACATCACCTTGCATTGGCTTGTTCAGTTGTACCTTACGTCCTTGGTACTCTGCTTCTGCTAGGTCATTTTCAATTACACGTTTTAAACTTTTAATAGTATCGTTTACCATTGCACTTACATCGCTTGATCCGATCTCATCGTCGTCATCTCCATGAAATTCAGCAGTATCTGAGATTGCTTGTGTAATTTGCTCAATGCCGTATTCTCTTACCATGTCGCTAAACTCAGGATGGTTCATAATCCTGCGTGTGATCATTGCTTCGACTTCTTCAACGTCTTCAATAAGTTTTTCAGTTTGTTCTACTGCTTCAGTAAGTTTTCTATTATAGTAGTTTGCGGTATCAGCTGCGCCTAAACGTTTGTGTAATGCAGCCTGCTCTTCAAACATCTTTATATCGCCAGCAAGTTTTTGTATCGTTTTACAATTACAATGAGAACACTTTGATCCACATGTGCAGTCCATAACTTTAACACCACAACATGCTTCAGGACAATAAATTTTACCGTCCTTGATACGTTCCATAACAGTACCTTCGTTGGTTACTGATTTGTAACCTTGTGGCGTAACATGTGTTGTTTCGTCTAGTTCTTCTGAAGGAGGATCAATAACACCATCTGTTTCATCACCAACATAGTTACAATCTTCTAGTACGCCATAAGCGTAATCGTCTGATAAAAATGTAATACTATCGTCTGTGTGTTCTACAACAGGAAAGTCTATAGCAATTTCATCGTCAAAATCTTCTCTAACAACTACTTCAAGTACATCACCTGTAACAGGAAATGCAGTTGCTCTTTCGCTCTCTGTGATATACTTTTTTAAACTCATTACTTTGCCTTATATTCCTGATATAGTTTCATTAAACGCTCTTCTCCAACTTCGTTTAGCTCTGATTCGCCTAACACTGCCATTGGATTGTCTGCGCCTGCAACTTTAGGATATGCCATCTTCTTTGGTCCGTTAAGTCCGCCAGCAATGTCCTGTGTCATATACTCAGTGTCCATTGTGTTCTGATCATCTGCACCGTTTGCAAACTCTTGATCTTCTGCTACTTGGATTTCAACTTCACCGTATGGTGATTGTGGTTGTGATCCCATTCCCATCATGCCTATGCCTGCAAGTTTACATAGTTCTGCCATTTTAGCGGCATCTTCACCACTTGCATTTATATTAATGTTTGGTTCTGCATCAGTACCTGCACTCACTGTTACACTCATGTCTTCATTGAGTTGCATTGCACGTTTTACAATTTCATTGCTTTCATATACACTTGCATTTTTATACAAAGGCTTACCAGCACCTGCTCCGTCTGCGATTGCACCAGAACCAGTTGTCTCTTCAACTTTTTCTTCTTTGTCATGTGCACCTTCATCCATCTTCTCTTCAAGCTCTTTTTTGATCTTGTCGTATGTAGAACCCTGTCCTGGATATTCTTTTTCAAACTCTTCTTTGCTCATGCCTTCTTCAACATCCTGCATTTGCTTTTTATTACCATCTTCATCGAGCTTCTCTTCATCTTCGTCGATTGACTCGTTTTTATCGCCTTTCACAGGATATGTTTTACCATCTACTGTGAAGTCATTCTTGCCTGCTTTGATTGCTTTGTCTCTCTCACCTGAGAATTCGTTGCCTTCTTCTACGGATTCTAAAACACCACTTTCTAACTCATCCGCAACATCATATAATTCGTCTGCCATTATCCTACATGTAGCATCGTCGCAATTGCTTATCATGACATCTAGGTCTTCATATTTTTCAAACATCTTACCAAATGTAGGTGCATTATCGTCTAAGTACTCAAGTGCCGCATCATCATATTTTCCTACAAATTCATAAACTGAATCATATGCATGTTTAATTGCGTCTCCGACTGATGCTTCATTTATTGGATTCTCGGACATGATCTTATTAGCAATGTCCTGCGGAGTACCTAGTGCTTCTTCAATTTCTTGTGCTGGTAAACCGGCTAGTTCTGCTAAACGTGCCATTACACCTTGTCTGGCTGCGTCTTTGAGTGTGCCTGAGTTTTCAGTAGCTTTTACTTTAGCGTTGCCTAATTGTTTTGCAGTGGCTAAATCAATACCTTTTTCTCTTTTAGATGAAGCAGTTTCCATATCTTGTTCATGCCCATCTTCTTGACCTACTTTATCCATATAGCTATCGATTGTTTTATTTGAAATTTCAGCTATTTCATCTTCTTTCATATCGTTTTTGCCTTTGCCATCAACTGCATAGTCAGGTACCATCTTGCCATCTGGACCTTTGACCATTGTTTTACTGGCTTCGTGCATTCCATCTTTGTCATGCTTCTCATCATACTCAATGTCTTTGGTTACGTCTTTGCCATCTCTACCAGCATGATGATAACGATCATACTTTGCATCACGCTTTACTTCACGTCCGGCCTTTTCTGCACGATCATCTCTTTCAACATCAGACTCTTTTTCAAACATCTTGTTGTCTTTTTTCTTCTCTGGCAACCCGTCTGGACTTTGTTTGTCGCTAAATGGTGTATAGTTTTTTTGCTTGTTCATTTTACTTGCATCAGCGGCCGCCATGTCGTCAAACATCTTGTCCTTCTTAGCATCTTTTGATAGACCGTCTTCGTAGTCTTTGTCACCTTTGCCAAATGGCTTGTAGTCAGCATCTTTGTTAAACTTTGTTTTTTTCATAAGGTCCTCTAGACCTTTTTTCATAAGAGCGTTACTATCCTCTTTGACTATTTCAGGTGCATTTGCTACCTTGTTTAGTTTGGCTAGTGTGTCGTATATAGTGTCCATTAGTAGTTCCTTTTTCCTTTAACATTTTTACCCGGAGGTCCGTCTTTGCGATTCTCCGGAGCCGAACTACCGTTGGCAGCTTTTACGACCGGAATCTTGTTAGTACCCATAATAGGACTGTCTACACTATTAGGAGTATCTGTTGTAAATTTTGCTGGAGGTGTCTTTCCACCTGCTATTGTAAAATCACTTGAGTATTCGTTGCCTACTACTTCTCTTTTGTAAGGATCAGCGGCATAGTATGCACTTGCTTTTTTGCTTTCTGAATTTTCTGGTTCTTCACCTTCTTCAGTCCCTAGTACTGGGTTAGGTTGTTCTTCGTATGCCTTACGTTCTTCAGCAGTGCTATCAGCATATGCTTGTGTTTGTATAATAATGTGATTTGGATTCATTCCTAACAGTTCAGCAATCTGTGTAATTTGCGGAGGAGTTGCTGGATAATTGAACGTGACATCCATTATCGTACAACTTTCGTTTTTAACGTCAGGAAAGTCAGGTAGTACGTTTTGTATTGGAGTTCTCTTAGGCTCTGACATCTTTACGACATCAAACTGCTGAAGTTTTTCTTCCAATGCATTAATTAGTTCTGCATCAACGTCGCCGACTATCTTGATTCTATAATCAAATGTTTGACGAGTTTCAACCAGGTATTGTGCAAATGATTTCATCTTATGTTCCTTCTATGCAGTATTTAGCAGACTAGAGCTCATTTCTCTTCTTTGTCTTTGTTTAATAACCTATCTAAAAGTGCGTTTCTATCTAATACAACGCCGGTTCCGTCGACAGTTTCTTCTTTGTTAACGCTTGCCTTCTGATCAAGGTTTGCTTTTTTAAGTTGTAGATCTACCATCTTAAGTTTCTTGTTTAGTTTTGCAGTTTTAGCAGTAATAGCATGTCCTAGCATTGTGCTTGCTACTCCAAATATATCACTTGCCCATCTGCTATCAACATTCATACCCAAGTCCATCATGTCATCAAAACCTTTTGTGGCTTTGTCAGCAAGATCATCCATTTCGGTATCGCTTGCTTCAAGTCCTCTTACTTGTGGCAATGCGGCTTGTACCTTATCAAGCTCGCTGAGTGTGTTTTGCATGATTGGATTGTTTTCTGGAGTTGGTTCAGGAACATTGTCTGGCAATACTTCTTCAGATAGCCCTTCATCAGTTGGCAAATCAAACAGTTCTTCTAGTTTCTTGGTCATGTGCTTCCTTCAAACATTTAGGACATATGCAATCTTGTAACTTTTGATTCCATTCTACAACTGGCTCTAACATACACCAACAGGTGAAATCACTATCACAGGTAAATCTAATGTTACATAGTTCGCAAGTTTTCATTGTACTTATTTACGCTTACGCCCTTGATGAAATATATCTTCTTCCGTTACAACCCTAAATGTAAGTCCGTTACGTTTGCACCACTTTTGTGCGGCATCCCATTTTGCATAGTTAACTGCAACAATCATTTTGTCTCTGTTACTGGCTTTGCTTTCGAGTATGCTTTGTTTTTTTGGTTTGATTTCTATAAGTTCTGTAACAACTTGATTGTTTTTGTTTCTATACTGTATTAGAAAATCAGGAATATATCTTGTTGGTTTGCCGGTCATTGGATTTCTGTAAGGTATTGCTAGTGACTCGCTTGACCATGTTATTATATGATCGTTACTGTCGCAGAATCGCATAAATGCCAATTCCCAACCGCTACGAAACTTAGGAGCGCCTTTGCCGGCATACTTGCTTTGGTTCATTACTGTATATGTGCCTTGTTGAAATTTGGACATTACTCACCTATATGAGTATGTTACGTGCAACATATTGGTTTGGAGTAGCAGTATTTGTTATACCAAGAAGTGTTGTGTTACTACGTTGGTTATTGAGATAGTACGCTAAGGTTGCAGTAATTTGTACCTGATTTTGACTACTCAATTCATTCAAAAGTGTTTCGACTGGTGTTCCACTGTCTTCACTTATTTTAAAAACACTTAAAGTAAAGTTTTCAGCGGCCGTTTTGTCTGCAAAAATACTTGTAAAAAAACTTAATACAGTATCATATACATTAGAGTCTATAACTAACTCTCTGCCATAAAAGTCTTCAAATACTCTTACTGTTGTATCAGTTTTTGCATTAGTATAATTTACTGTGCCCATATCTATTTTCCTGTTTGATCTGGTATCGTAACTGGTTTGGTTAAGTTGGTTGGTACTGCACCCTCAACTACTGTCGTTAACGGTTTAAGGGTTGAAGGTTGTTTGTTTCCGACTGCTTGATTATTAGGCGCAGGAGCTTTAGGAAATAATACGCCACGTGCGGCCCCTGGTAAATCTTGTTTAATTTGCGATCTTGCAATATTTTCTGATTCTGTTTTTAAAATAGCCTTTAGGTCTCTTCCTTTAAATGTTTCGTATGCAGTGCCACCTTTCTGTATTGCTCCAACTACACCAGCAAGGTTGCCTGCACTAAGATCAGTTATAATACCACCAGCGGCATCAATTAGACCGCCTTGTCCAAATATTGTACCAGCACTTCCAGGGCGTGATAACGGAGAACGAACATTGTCATAATTCCCAGGATTGCCAAAACTTGGAATCACACCATCAGGGTAACTACCAGTAAGAGCGCCGTGATAGTATTTCACAGTTTCATAATCAAAGGTGAAAGTGTTTTGCATTATACCAGCACCTTCGTAATAATTGTACGTATCATGTTCAAAAGCAGTAATTATCGGATTAATCAGTGTGTATGCCGCATATTTGTGATCATTGAAACCAAATATTGTTATATCACGAAAAAATGCAGGCTTTCCTTGTCGAGCTCCGTCCATATAACTTTCGCCGATATAACCCCAGTCATTTATTTCTCTGTCTTGTGTGTAGATATCTCGAAAACCATAAGGATAAGCAGCTCCTGGATCAACACCTTGTGCATTGGGTCCAAGACTTCCATTGGTTACTGCGGCATCATAATATTTTTGACTTGCATCTTTATAGTAATATGAATAATAATTATACCAAAGTGTTCTACTAAGGTCACTAGCATCATCATGCATTACACATGTGATAGGATCGTACTCGATTTGTGTTTGTACTTTACGTTTTCTATTGTATTGGTTCATCGTGTCAACACCAAAGCGATACTTAGGCAGTGTTACTTCTTTAACCAGTAGGTTTAAATTTTGTAAGTCGTCTACTTGAAAAACGTTTGCAAGTTGTGGTATCTGTTGATAGTTTAAATTGAATACAACATGAAATAGAAATTTTTTGCGTGGCGAAAGAGCCGAATTATTACTTCGAAAAGTTTTACTCGCATGAGTATAATCTTTTAAAAAATCGTTACCAAAGAATCCTTTGAGAAAGTCTTCACCGAAAGCCATAAGTTACTCCTTAAACTTAATTAGCCAGTTACGACGTCACCCAGTGTTCTTCCTACTGTTGCTCCGATTCCTGTTCCAAGTGGTGTCTGTACTGCGTTGTCATAACGTATTGATGTTTCAATAGTTACAGGATCGTTTGAACCGTAATCTAAATCACCATAGTTAGCATTTACTAAAAAGCAACCATATAATTCCCAAGTTTCAAGTACGTTTGGTGTGCTTGTTCCGTTACCACCATCTAATACTTCACAACGTGTAGTAAATTTGTAATCAATACCTGAACTTGCACTTGCTTGTTCTAGTGTATCCATTTGCTTTTGTATTTGCTCACCAATTAGTCTACTTACGTTTCCGCCAGCGTCATCTCTAAATGTTGCTGATACAGCGTCCCATGTTTGACGTCCAGCAAGATAAATTCTACTGTTGTAGATTGGTACTTCAATTTCTTCAAAGTTTATAGTAGGTCTAGTAAAAGTCATTACCTGTTTGGTAAGTTCTGTTCTAGGTGTAGACACGCCAAGATTTTCAAATACCACCCGGTAGCGATATTTTAGTTTTGGCATTAACAGTCCTTGAGTTGGACTTGATTGGTCTGATGCCAAAGGAACTGTCATTCTTGTTAGCGATGATACGGCCATTTTCTAATTCTCCTTATTAC